AAGCACGTTTAGAAAAACAAGACTCTCGTAATCGTCAGAACATAGAAGATGTACGTGGAGTTATTAATACGTTTGAGCTACGGTTTGAATCTACTATTAGTTCTTTTGAAGAACGTATGGATGTTAAGATGTCAAAGCTAGATCAGAAGTTAGATAACTTAGAATCAGCACTAGATAAAAAGATACAACGTGCAATAGATAACCCACTGGCAGGAAATTAAATGGTAGAGTATAGAGGTGAAAAATTTTCAGGGTACAACAAACCTAAACGTACACCTAAACATCCAACTAAATCTCACGTAGTTCTTGCCAAAGAAGGTAGCACAATTAAAATGATACGCTTTGGAGAACAAGGCGCAAGCACAGCAGGTAAACCAAAGGCTGGTGAGTCTGCCCGTATGAAAGCTAAACGTAAAAGTTTTAAAGCTAGACATGGTAAGAATATAGCTAAAGGTAAGTTGAGTGCAGCTTACTGGGCAGATAAAGTTAAATGGTAAGGAAATAAGTATGTTTAATTTAACCATTGGAATGGCAAAAGAATTAATAAAATCAGGAGCTAAATTACCAAAAAGTGTAATGACAAATATAGAAGATTTTATTGCTAGAGGTGTTGGTAAACTTCCTATTGATACAAAGTACAAAAAGCTAGTCTTAGGACGAGGTGATATCAAAGATGCAAAAGGAAATATAAAAAAACAACTTAGCTTTAAAGATACACCGGGTGAAAAAACGGGTAAAAAAATAACTAAAAACACTAAAGATAAAGCCGCAGATAAAGTAAAAATAGGTGCAGCCCTTACCGTTGGAGCTATTGCTGGTCCTAAATTTGAAAATGCTTTTCAGGCTGCTTTTGGGGATTCTTCAAGTATATTTACTGGTCCACAAGATATGACTATGTCACAGTTAAGAGCAAGAACAAAAAAAATACTAAAAGAAAAAAGAGCAAAAAGTATGAAAGCAGCTATAAATAAAGCACTAAAAGAAGTAAATACAAATAAACCAAAGAAACGACCAACAAAAATGAACAAAGGTGGTATGGTAAATGACATGCGTAAGTCAGGTTTGTTTAGATAAAAGGAATTAAACAATGGCAAATAAATCCATAGAAGATATGTCAGATAATATTTTAAAAGGTATTTCTGACAAAGCTATGAAATCTGAAATTAAAGCAGAGTTAAATAGATTACGTAAAAGCTCAATAAAAGACAATGTTGGTCCGTTACCTAAAAAAAGACCAAAGGAAGATGCAGACAGTTTTGGTAAGAGGGTATTAAATTTTCTAATGCGTAGAGGACCGGGAAACAAAGGCAGAAAATTTGAGTCACGGGAAGGTTTCTCTTATCAAGCTAAAGGTGGAATGGTAACAAAAAAAGGAACCAATGACATGCGTAAGACAGGAATGTTTAAGGGTGGATATTCCACAAAGAAAAAATAATGTGGACACCAATAGTACTCATGTGTTCTATGTATGTAACCACAGAATGTGCAACATACGGTGGACCAATATTTAAAACGGAAGCTGCATGCTATCAAGGAATGGAAGATGTAGGCTTACCCTATCTAAGACAAAAGTTTCCTAGTCATATTGCACGTGCTAAAAAGTGTGTGTACTGGGATATGAAAGACAAAATAGATACTTAATTAGAAAGGATAGACAATGGATAAAATGAAATCGTCAATCGCAAGTATAACAGAAATGGGCATTGCCCTTATTACACTATCAATAGTAGCATCAGTACTTGTAGGACCAAGCAACTTAATTTTTCTTGGTAATGCAGTAGGAAATATTATTGACCTAGTTGAAAATCTAGGAAGTTCAGGACTTGCTGGACTCATTGTTGCAGGGATTGTACTACACCTATTTGGGTGGTGCGGTTTTTGTGATTGCAAAAAGAAGTAAAAATGCATAACGGGCTTGCAAACTTAGCTGTTTTATGTTATAACTAGATATGATATAACTCCTATTATATAAGTCAGTGTTTATGACTTAAACATAAAAGGAGAAAGATATGTTAAAAAGATTATGGAATAAAGCAGTTAAGTTGCAAGAACAAAGAGCAAACTACTGGAAGTTAAAAAATATGACAGATAGAGAACTCAGGGATATTGGTGTTTCTCGTTCTGATATTGAAAGGGGAATAATATGCCGGGAGCAATGAAGAAAAAACCTACAGGTGGATTAAAAAAATTACCTAAAGCTGTACGAAATAAAATGGGCTACATGAAAGATGGTGGCATGGCAAAGAAAAAAATGATGGGTGGAGGAATGCCCAAAAAAGACCACGGCAAAGCTGGTTCCTATGGAAAGAAAATGATGGGTGGCGGTATGGCTAAGAAAAAACCTACAGCAAAGATGATGTATGGTGGTATGGCTAAGAAGAAAAAATAATGTTAGCTCAACTTATATCTCCTGTTTCAGGACTTCTTGACAAGTTTATAGAAGACAAAGATCAAAAAAACGCTTTAGCTCACGAAATAAGTACTATGGCAGAACGCCATGCTCAGGAACTAGCTATGTCTCAAATTGCTGTTAATCAGGAAGAGGCAAAGTCTGGTTCCTTATTTATTGGTGGGTGGAGACCTTTTGTTGGTTGGATCTGTGGAATTGCTTTACTATACCACTTTATCTTGCAGCCTTGCATTTTATTTTTTGCAACAATTTTTGGAGCTACACTACCACCACTACCTGCATTTGATATGGGTAGTCTTATGACTGTTCTTATGGGAATGTTAGGATTGGGCGGTTTACGTAGCTATGAGAAGAGCAAAGGCATTGCTAAGAAATGAGTGCAGCAAACTTTTCTAAATGTTTATCAATGCTTTTACATCACGAAGGTGGTTTTGTAAATCATCCTGACGATCCGGGTGGTATGACAAACTTAGGCGTTACGAAAGCTGTGTATGAAAAATATATTAAACGTAACGCTACTGAAGCTGAGATGAGAGCATTAACTCAAATAGAAGTTTCACCTATTTACAAAAACAACTATTGGGATAGAGGACGTTGTGATGATTTACCTAGTGGAGTGGATTGGTCTGTTTTTGATTGGGGCGTTAATAGTGGCATGGGCAGGGCAGCAAAAGCGTTACAGCTTATCGTTGGCTCTACTGTTGATGGTGGTATTGGCCCTAACACGCTCAGAGACGTAGCTAAACATAAACCACATGACATTATAGTAGAGATGCATCAAGCACGACAAAAGTTTTACGAAGGACTATCTACGTTTTCTACCTTTGGTAAAGGATGGTCACGCAGAAACAATGAAACATTAGAGGCAGCACTAGAAATGGCAGGAGAATAATATGGCAAAAGGTGTACAACACTATTACAAGGATGGTAGAAAATACAATGGGGGTACTCATAAAATGCCTGATGGCTCAGTGCATACAGGCAAAACACACACTAAAGGCTCTAAGGTTGTGGTTCACTTTAAAGATCTTTCAATATCTGCAAAAAAAAGAGCAACAGGTTCCAAAGTACCTAGCAGGAAGAAAAAATAATGGCACGTGAATTAACTGAAAAGCAACAAAAGTTTTTAGCTGTTTTGTTTGATGAAGCAGGTGGTGATGTTTTAACTGCAAAAAAACTAGCTGGGTATTCAGATACATATAGCACAACAGATGTGGTTAATAGTTTAAAAGAAGAGATACTAGATTCTACACAAAGTTTTATGGCACGTAATGCACCAAAAGCTGCAATGGCTATGGTAGGTGGGCTATACGATCCTACAGAACTAGGTATTAGAGATAAAATGTCTGCAGCTAAAGAGTTGTTAGATCGTACAGGTTTAGTAAAAACTGAAAAAGTACAAGTAGAAGCTAAAGGTGGGGTTATGTTAATGCCACCTAAAGTTGTAGAAGATGACGAATAGAAGTGTAGGCAAGTGGAAGTTACCACAACCTATGGATCTACAAGAAAATAACGAATGGTTAAAAGTACCTAGAATATCTAGAACAATTCCATTTGGTTATGAAGAAGATGCAGAAGACAATGCCATATTAAATCCAATCCCTGACCAACTTGACAAACTTGAAATGGCAAAAAAGTATTTAAAACAATACTCATATCGTGAAATAGCAAACTGGTTGACAACAAATACTGGTAGATCTATATCTCATGTAGGTTTAAGAAAACGGTTGGAAAATGAAAGAAGTAGAAAAGACAAAGCTAGAAGCTTACG